TTCACTGTGGACGAACATTGCTCCTCTACAGATTCCAAGCTATACTGCGATAACACCATCACAAACGCCAAATTGGAACTAAGATTCAGGCAAGGAACTCCCAATGACAACGACCTATTCCTCAAATTTAAAGCTCATCCTTATGGGTACGGGGGACGAGTCAGGTACATGGGGGGATAAGACCAACACAAACCTTGGCACCCTTCTTGAGCAGTCGATTGTTGGGTACACAACGCAGACCATTACGGATGGTGCGGATACTGTCTTGACAATGCCTGATGGAACGTCGGCAACGGCACGTAACTACGTCCTGGAATTGACGGGTGTCTTGACGGCAAACCGCAATCTTATTGTTCCGGCTGTTGAAAAACCTTACATCATTTACAACAATACGACGGGTGGTTTTTCTGTCACAGTCAAGGTTTCAGGTCAGACAGGGGTCACCGTGGCAAATGGCAAGAAGGCCATTGTCTACAATAACGGAACAGATGTTATCGAAGTTGCCAACGCGCCTGTAACAGAAGCTGGAACACAGACACTTACAAACAAGTCAATATCTGGCGGAACAATCAACAATGCTATCATAGGTGGATCAACACCTGCTGCCGGATCATTCACGGGTGTCACGGTATATAGCGCCACATCTGCTCTAGCTACAGTACAAGGTGATGCATCGTCCAACATCATTGCTCAACGGTCATCTGCTGATGCTGTCCAGGCAAACTTTATTGTTCGTAAGACACGAGGAACTGTTGCTTCTCCTGCCGCTGTTCAAAGCAGCGATGTGGCAGGCAACCTTTCCTATCAGGTCTTTGGCGGGACAAATAACAGGTCAATTGCTGACATCGTTGGTGTTGTTAAGACATACACCTCTGACACAAATATTTCAGGATATCTTGCATTCCTGACAAACAGCGGATCAACTTCTGGAACGGAACGGATGCGAATCCTTTCCTCTGGCGAAGTTGTCATTGGTAACGGCGAGACTTCTGCAACACCATCTGCTGGTAAACTGCAAGCGACGGATGGATCGGGGACGGACATTGCCGGTGCCGCTCTTACTCTCCAAGGTGGTCGTGGTACTGGTACAGGTGCCGGTGGCTCTGTTATTATTGCAACAGCCGCAGCCAGCACAACGGGCACATCACTCAACTCTGCAACAGAACGCTTCCGTGTTGGCCCGGCAGGTCAGTTTGGCATTGGTGGCGCGAACTATGGAACATCAGGCCAGGTGCTTGCATCTGCGGGGGCAAGTGCTGCCCCTGCCTGGACAACATTGACATTTGTCCCAACACCAGATGTTCAGACATTTACAACAACCGGATCCTCAACCTGGACAAAACCGGCGGGAAACTATTCGTCCTATAAGATTCAAATCTGGGGTGCCGGTGGATCCGGTGCGAGAGGTAATAGCAACGAGCCTGGCGGTGGCGGAGGCGGTGGCGCATACTTAGAAATCACAGGCCCGGTGTCTTCTCTTAGCGCAACGGAAACAGCATTTGTTGGTACAGGCGGCGCGTCAAGAACTTCCAGTGGCACGGACGGTGCAGCCGGTGGCAGCAGCAGCTTCACGATAGGGGCAACTACGTACACTGTTTATGGTGGCGGTGGAGGTGGCGTAGACAGCGGAACAAATAATGGCGGCGGCGGCGGCGGAGGGTCTATATTTGCTGTAGGCGGTTCTACCTCAACGATTACAGCGGGTACTGCCGGAGGCCCTGATGCAGGGGCTGGTGGCGCTGGCGGATCTGCGGCAGCAGGAGGTGCGGGTAGCCCGGGAACAACTGGCGGTGGCGGCGGCGGTGGAAGTTCTAGTGGCTCCTCAGATACAAACGGGGCTGGCGGGGCATCAATATTCGGAGGAGGAGGCGGCGGAGCGGCGGCTGTCGACTCAAGTCCTGGCCCAGGGGCAGGTGGCACTTCTATCTTTGGTGGTGCTGGCGGAGCTGGATCTTATGATAGTAATGCTGCGACTGCTGGATCTGTGCCTGGTGGAGGTGGCGGTGGATCGGAAACAGGCAACTCTGGCGCAGGTGGTAACGGCAAAGTTATTGTGACTGTCTGGTAGGAATAAATAAATGCCGTTTCAAAAACTGCAATTTCGTCCTGGCATCATCAGAGACGTACCATCCTACACAAATACGGGTGGGTGGTACGACGGTAATCTTGTGCGCTTTCGAAATGGATTTCCGCAATCCGTGGGTGGTTGGCAAAACTATAGCCCCAACACTCAATTTGTAGGGACGTGTCGCGATCTCATCGACTGGACAACGGTCGGAGGAACGAACTATGTCGGCATTGGTACGACAGTAAAGTACTATCTTGAGTCTGGCGGCTCACTGTTTGATATCACGCCTTTAAGAAAAACATCGCTTAACCTTTCAAACCCATTCGCTGCTACGAATGGAAGTACAACATTGACGGTGACTGATACTGGTCATGGGTGCATCGTTGGCGATTACGTTACATTTTCGCAAGCCGTATCCCTCGGCGGAAACATCACTGCTACTGTTTTAAATAAAGAGTACACGGTCACAACGGTTGTAAGTGCAAACGTGTACACAGTCACGATGTCTGTTTCGGCAAATGCTTCTGACGTAGGTGGCGGCGGAACCGCAGTGGATGCGGAATATCAAATTACAATCGGTCTTGATACACAGGTTGGCGGAACTGGCTGGGGTGCGGGAACATGGGGACGCGGTGGCTGGGGCTCAGCTACAACTGTCAGCGTCGGAAATTCACTGCGTCTGTGGGCATCTGACAACTACGGCGAAGATCTGTTCTTTAACATAAGAGACGGCGGTATTTATTACTGGTCTCCGTCTTATGGAACAACCGCAAGAGGCGTTACTCTTGAGTCTCTTTCGTCGGATCCATCTTGCCCGGATATTGCCACACTTGTTAGAACCTCCGACAACGACCGTCACTTGATTGTGTTCGGCGGAAACAATTTCTACGACAGCGGCGGCTCAATTGTTAACGAGCAAGACCCACTGCTTGTTAAGTGGAGTGACCAAGAAGATTATACGACATGGACACCGAATGCCACGAACTCGGCAGGTGACTTCCGTCTTGGTTCCGGCACACGAATTGTTCACGCTGTCGAAACAAAGCGTGAGATTTTGATCTGGACAGATACGTCGCTGTATTCGATGCAGTATCTCGGTCCTCCATACACATTTGGAATCAGTTTGCTTGCCGCAAACGTCACAACTCTTGGCTTCAATTCATTCGCAAACGTGGAAGATAGTGTCTTCTGGATAGGCAACGGGAAGTTCTACGTCTATGATGGACGTACACAAGAACTGCCTTGCCCTCTTCAAAACTACATATTCAATAACTTCAACTATGCTCAGTCAGACAAAGTGTACGCTGGAGTGAATAGTCAGTTCAACGAAGTAACATGGTTCTATCCATCAGCATCATCTTCTGAGAACGATGTCTATGTGACGTACAACTATGCGGAAAAAGCATGGTCGTATGGTACACTGTCCCGTACTGCATGGCTTGCTTCAAGCACCAACCAATACCCGCTTGCGGCAGCAACAGATGGTTATCTCTACAACCACGAAATTGGGACGGATGACGGAAGCACAAACCCATCATCTCCGATAAACTTCTATCTGCAAAGTGCGCCGATTGAAATTTCCAACGGGGATCAATACGCGTTCATTCGTCGTATCATTCCTGATGTTAACTTTCCCGCTGCCACAAACAGCCCGCAGGTTACGCTGACACTAAAGATGCAGGCTTTCCCGGGATCAAACTACGGGAACACGTCGAACTCTTCCGTGTATCAAACAGCAACAATACCTGTCGAGCAGTTCACTGAGCAGGCCTTCGTGCGTCTTCGTGGCAGACAGGTGAGCTTCAAGATTGAAAGCAACCGTGTCGGCACGGCCTGGAATCTTGGAACACCCCGTATTGAGATCCAACCGGATGGCAAACGCTAATGGACAGAAGGCTAAACCTACCTGTCTTTGGTAATGCCCCAGATGAATATGACCGAGGGCATCTAGACGATATCTCTCGTAAGCTGAACATTCTGATTGCTGCCCTCCGGTCTCCGGGGGTTGGTCGTCAGTCAAGTCTTGTTCTTACGGATCTTCCTACTAGTGCTACGGGGCTAGAACCAGGGACAATCTATGTACTTGGGGATGGAATACTGAGAATAGCCAGACCCCTTAATACGGCATACGTAACTGGCGTGTTGGCTATTGGCAGGGTTGGCGCGGTTACTGTTACGACCTAAGACTTGTAATACAAAGACTAAAAGGGTATCTTGCAGGAGCCATTGTATCAGGTTCGGCCCCTGCAAAATCATTAACATCAAGGACATATCCATGGTGCAGGGCATCGAAACACTACAACCTGGGGCTCGCGAGGCTGCTGCCCCGCAGCAGATTCCCCAAGAAGCCGTTGACCAACTCGGTCAGGCTTTCAGCAGTCTGTCCGAAGAGGAGATTCAAAGTCTCCGTGAACTCTCGGATGACCTAAAGAATATGAGCCAAGAAGAACTGACGGCCATTAAACAGGTCGTCGACTTTCTTGTTCGCAAAAAAGATCAATACGATACTGCTGTCCAAGCGGTTATCCGTCAGGGTATGGTTGAGCCAGGCGATCTCCCTCCTGATTATGATCCGGTGTTCTTTGACATTCTTTCAAAGATGATCGACGACGTTATGAAAGGCGAAGAGCCACAGCAGTTTGCTCGTGGTGGTATTGCCTCACTCAATAAAAAGACAAAGAAGATGGCAAGTGCTGGTCGTTATGGCGACACAATGCTTGCTCATCTTAGCCCTGAAAGCGCCAAGAAGCTCAAGGATATGGGCGGATCTGGAACGATCAACCCAGAAACTGGTCTTCGTGAGTATGGTCTTTTCAGTTCGATTGGTAGTTTTTTCAAGAAGGCTGTTGGTGCGGTGCTTCCAATTGCACTCAGCATGACACCTCTCGGCCCGATATTCGGTGCTGCGATTGGTTCTGGTATCGGTGCCATGATCAACGGTGCAAACCCAGGCCAGGCATTGACGGCCGGTCTTTTAGGGGGTGCTGGTGGCGCTTTATATAGCGGCATCCAAGGCGCAATGAATGGTCCCGGATTTATGGCAGGTGTCAGCAATGCCTTTACTGGCGGTGTCAGCGGTATCCAAGGTATGCTTGGTCTAGGTGGCACTCCCACGGCAGGCGCTCCGGCTGTTGCTCCTTCTATTTCAGCGGCACAAACTGCTGGAGGAAGCGGTAATTACATGAGCCAGATCGGTGGCGGCGGTGCAGCGGCTGCTCCTGGAATGCTGGACACCGCCCGTAACTGGATTTCAAATAACCCGTTGACCGCAGCAGGTATTGCAGGTCTTGGCGGTGTTGCTCTTGCATCTGCAATGCAGCCGGAAGAAAAAGCCCAGAAGATGCAGGAGCGTAACGTCGAACCAACACGTTTCGCCCCCGGAACATTTCAGATCTATCAGGCTCCAAAGGTTAACGTCGTTCCGACATACTCTCCAGCTTATGCTGCTCAAGGCGGTGAGATCGATGCACGCCACGGCGGTCACTTGAGTGGGCCTGGCACAGGAACAAGCGATGATATTCCAGCCCGTCTTTCCGACGGGGAGTTTGTTATGACGGCTGCTGCTGTTCGCGGTGCCGGTGGCGGTAGCCGCATGAAGGGTGCCAAGCGCATGTATGACATGATGCACAAGTTTGAGAAGAGGGCGTAAAGATGGCCGAAGTTACGACGCAGGAACAGATAGTTCGCGAACCAGAATGGATGGAGGCCTATCGCAAAGGCCTCATCGAAGACGTTCGTGACGTAACTGGCAAAGCAAGCCCTATTGCAGAGTATCAAGTTGCAGGTTTCTCACCCGAACAGGTCAAAGCTCTTCAACTTGCGAAGGAAGGTATCGGTGCATACAAGCCGTATCTTCAGCAAGCAGGATCTTCTTACGGTCAGGCCGGAGAAGCATATCAGGCTGGTGCGGGAATGGGTTATGCGGGAGCGCAGGCCTACGATCCGAATTCTGTTAACCAGTACATGAATCCGTACCAGGAAGCCGTGACCCGTAAGGCCATGGAAGAAATGAACCGCCAGGCTGCTATTCAGCGCCAAGGTGTTTCAGGTCAGGCGGCAAAGGCCGGTGCTTTCGGTGGCTCACGCTTCGGTGTTCAACAGGCAGAACTCGGTCGTAACCTGGCAGATGTCCAATCTCAACGGTTGCTGCAAGATTATTCGCAGAACTATTCGCAAGCTCAACAGGCTGCGATGGGTGCATTCCAAGACCAGCAACGTCGTATGCAGCAGGCCGGTTCGATGCAGATGGCAGCAGGTCAAGGGATTGCTGGTCTCGGACAGAACTACGCCAACCTCGGTCAGATGACCTCTGCCCTTGGACAAGGTGAAGCCTCGTTCCAGTACAACCTTGGACAGAACGTGCAGCAGCAGAACCAACGTGAGCTTGAGGCTCAGCGCATGAATCAGCAGCTCTATAACCAAGAGCCGTATCAGCGTCTGTCCTACTATGCTGACATTCTCAATCGCACACCATCAGGTCAAAGCACGACAACGCAAACATCTGCACCGTCCCCATCCCCGTTCTCGCAGATTGCTGGTGTCGGCCTTGCAGGTCTTGGTGCATACAACCTCTATAATAAGTAAGGTTTCGCAATGCGTGATCCCGTTCTTGACCGTCAGATGTTTCGTAAGTCAGAAGAAGATACGCCAGATAGTGGCGTTACTTCTCTTGTGAGTGGTGAATCTGACTATGATCGCCGCAAACGTCTTGCGACGGAAATGATCGCTACTGCAAAAGAAAAACAGAACCCTGAAAATTTCAAGACACTTGCTGAGCAAAGCCGCCCGGGTGTCTTCCGCCCGGTAGCCACAGGTCAGCCGCAAGCTCCGCAACCAAACACGCAACAGCAGATGGCACAGATGCAGGCTATGGGCTTCCGTCCTGTTGGCATGGCTGATGGCGGTTACGTTCAGCATTTTGCAGATGGTTCTGGCCCAGAAGGTGTTCGACCGACAATTCCGATTGGTGCGAATGCTATCTACAGCATGCCTGATGTTGGGCTGCGTATTGGTAAAACAGGAACATCGGCAATTACTTTTGGCCCAACTGCGGATGAGTATAGCCCGGCCCGTGAGGGGGAACAGCAAAGATCCCCTGAGGGAAATATCTACATGCGCCCCCCGGCTACATGGTCGGATGAAGATATTGAAAAGATGGCCGATCAATTCTTCCTTGTTGAGCAAGGACGTTATAAAGAATCTACTGCAAAAACCCCAATTGGTCGGGGGATTCAATCTCTTAATCCTTTTCGTAATGAGCCCGACCGTGAAAGTCTTGTTGAAGATTTAAAACAGAAGCGTGACATTGCTCTTCGTTATAAAGGCGAAGAAGAAGGTGCTGCGGCAGAGCGCACTCGTGAAGAAGGTCGTGGCAAAGCGATGCGGGAAAACCGTGTTCCTTCAATCTTTGAAGAGAGCGCACCCGGAGTTCGTGAAGAAGCTATGCGCCGTCAGCAGGAAGCAATTCGTGCGGCAGAAGATGCTGTTCCGGCACCAGAAACACCACAACCACAAGGTGGACAGCCAACAGAGGGCATTGGATCTTTGGCGGGATTTGCAAAGGCTCGTGCCGCAGCTCGTGATGTTTATGAGGCACCGGCTACAAAGCCTAAGGCCGCAGAAGTTCCGGAGGAAAAGAAGACTCCTACGACAAACATGCAGGATCTTAAGGCAGAGCGAGCAGCTGCAGAAAAAGCAGCAGCCCGCAATGAAGACTTCAATATGGCCCTTATCCAGGCCGGTCTTGCAATGGCTGGTGGCGAAAGCCCGAATGCCTTGAAGAATATTGCGGCGGGTGGTCTGTCCGGCATCGGAGCATTCACAGAACTTCAGAAGAACCGTCGTGCATCCGCTCTTGCAGAACGTGAACTTGCCGCGAAGGAAGATTACTACGGCCTTATGAAGTCCAAGATGGCTGATTCAGAAGCACGACGTGCTGACCAGTCGCGTATTGCAATGGCTAACTCCCGTATTCGTGGTCAACAGGCCGCTGACAATGCTTACAACAAGTGGCTCACGACTACTGAGGGACAAATGGCAAAAGACGATGTGCGGGGGGCGAAGTATCAAACGCTCTTGGATACGTACACCAAGTCGATATATAACGATTACATGCTTGGCGGCAGTGGATCAAATAATGCCGACCCATTAGGATTACTCGGATCATCAGAGGAATAAGCGGATGGCAACTCCCTTCGAGACTATTCGGAAGGCTTATCCTCAGTATAACGAAATCTCTGATGATGCCCTGGCAGATGCCCTCTACAAAAAGTATGGAGAGGGCCAGGATAAGTTTGACTACATGCTTTACCTCTTCGGTAAAGGTGAACGGGCAACTCCGTTTGAGGTCGGAACAGCGGGCTTAAAGTCTGCGTTCCAAACTCTCGGTGCTGTTGGTCTTGAGAAGCTTGGTTATGAGGAAGAAGCCAAGGCACAGGCCGAGGCCGCAAAGGCTCGTCAAGAAGAAGTTGCTGGTCGATACAAGCGCGAAGTCCCAACTGCTTCAGACATTGGGTTAAGTCCTTCTCGTCTCGGTCAATATCTCTACGAGGTCGGAGCAGAGAGCCTTCCATATATGGCACCGAGTGTCATAGGTGGTATTGCCGGTGGCGTTGTTGGTGGTCCAGTTGGTGCGGGTATTGGCGCAACTGCGTTAAACGTCCCGGTGTTCACTGCCACTAACGTGCAGCGGCAGATTGAAGAAGGTAAGTCACTCAAGGATGTGGAGCTTGGAAAGGCAGCAGCAGTTGCTGTTCCGCAGTCTGCATTCGATGCATTTATTGGTCGCTATCTTCCAGGTGTCGGCAAGGCCGCTACTGGATCGTTTATTCGTCGTGCCGTTGTTCGTGGCGTAGAGGGCGGCGCTGTTGGCGCATTGTCTGAAACAGGTCAACAGGCTCTTGAGATTATTCAAGCCAACCCAGAAAAGTTCTATGAGTTTGGACCTGATGTTCAAAAAGAACTTTCGGAAGCGGCTATTGCCGGTGGCTTGCTTGAAGGTAGTCTCGGTGCTGCGACTGGTGCGGTTTCAAAAGAAAAAGCCCCTACTACTCCAGCCCCGAAGCCTCCTGTTGGAACAACTCCAACAGAGCCTGGTGTGCCGCCTACTGTTCCTGGAACTCCACCAGTTGAACCGGGAACTCCAGGAGCCCCTCCTGTTGAACCGGGAACACCCCCTGTTGTTCCGCCTATTTCTGGGCAAGAAGGTCCAATGGCAGAGAACGATTGGCTCAAGTCCAATCGTGATAAGCTACAGCAGTTCAACGAAACACCGATTGAAACGCCCATCTCTGACTCGAAAGGGGATATGCCTCCCCCTGTTGAGCATACGAAGATGCGCTTGTTCTATGATCCCTTTGCAACAAAGGCAGATGGGACATACGACTTTAATCGTGATGCATCCATTCTTGAGAAGAGTGGTGCAAACGAGATCCGCTATGTGGATGTTGAACCTGCAAAAGGTATGTTGAGGCATACCGGAGACAAGAATGTTTTCAGGATAGATAATCCTCAGACGGAACAGGATATCCTTAAGGACGCACAGGACTATACATATCGTGCACCAAAGACTGCTCCTGCAACATTTGCAAACATGGTTGATAAAGCCCTGTACGCTGTTGCAAAGAAGACAGACCCAGAGCAATTCAATCTTGCCAAGGATTATCTTGTGCAAGGTCTTGGTATGTCTGACACAGACATCGAGACACAGAGCAAAGATGTCGAAGCAAAGGTTGATGCATATCTTGCTGATCGTAAGCAACAGGTTGAAGCCAGCTTGCGCGAGCCGAATGAGCGCATCATTGCTCCTGATGTGTCCGGCAAACCCACAATAGTAACATTCCCAGGCAAGCTGGATCTGAGCAAGGTCGCTGGCATTGATGTCAATACAACCGATCCTGTTGAACAGGCGAAGTTGCAGAAGATTCTTGCCGACACAAAAACAAACTATACCGGCAATGCCAAGACAAAACTGGACAAGGCATTCCCTGGACTGACGGATGTCCTTCGCACAGTGCAGGAAAGATTGTTTCCTGGCTTGACTTTTGTTGTCTCAGCAAAAGAAGGCACTGGTTCGTATGGCTATATGAGCCCTGACCAGTATCAAGGCAAGAAGACATTTGCTTTGAACTTCAGCCCAGATTCATTGAACCATCCTGAAAAGGCAATTCGTACTTTGTTCCATGAGATGTTCCATGTCATGGAATATACATGGCTCAACGAACTTCCAAAGGATCAGTTCGACGCTATTGTTCAGCAGTATATCAAGGAAGCAGTTCCCGCTGCGTCTCGTCGCATTGCTCAGACAGCCATCAGCTCTTTCATTAAGTCGGGAAGCATGGCTCCAAGCATGATGCTGAAGCCGCTTCCATTTTTGAAAAAACATTTCACTGTCAAGAATGGTGAGGTTCGTTTTAAAGATCCGACGATGACAGCGGGTCTTGGGTGGGATGTGACCAAGGCAAAGGACGCTGGATATTTCTTCGGGTTCAGTGAGTGGGTTGCCGAGAAGGGCGCGGAATGGATTGCCGGGTCTGGCCGCAAGGTTGATAGCAAACTCGATAGCGCATTCGGAAAACTCTACGAGAAACTTCGTACACTCTACTACGCAATCTCCGAGTTCTTTGGTCTCAAGCCGACACAAGGTGCGTTTGAGCAACTTGTGTCTGAGATCTGGGGTAAGGCACCAGTCACGCCCGATAAATATATGGGTGGCGCAGAGCAGAATGTACGGGTTGCGGAGAAGGCAGCGACTGCTGCCGGTGTTCCGCTGAAGGGTGTGAGCTACGCTGCCGCCCCTCTTACAAGCAAGCAAAAGGCTGCGCGTGAGCGTCGTCCTGGAATGCGCATGAGTGAGGAACCGGCGGTTGCAGAGAATGCAATCCCGGAAGATGCTCGTGTTGTTCGCGCTCCTCCTGGATATACGTTAACTGGTGATCGCCTTGTAACATCTGAGCATCCTCTTACAGACGCAGATGTCAAAGAACTCGGTGTCAATCCTGCATTGGCAAACCCGAATGTTCCCGTTGAGATCCAACAGCTTGGTCAATTTACAACTGCGACAAAGCAAAAGGGTGTGTGGGCAAGATTGTTTGATGCGATCACTGGTCGCGTTGAAGGTGAGTCTCACTCACAGGCTATCTTCCGTAACACTGTGGCATCTGCAATTCCGTTCATGAACCGCGCTGGCTTTGAAGGTGTCGGTCAAACACTTGAGCGTATGCAAAATGTCCAAGGTCGTATCGCAGGTCTCTTGAACAGTGGTTATCTTGTGTTCGACAAGGCCAGTGGTCAGTTGACCTTTGACAATTCACACGGTGGTCTCATCAAGATCTTTGATCGTATCGGTGTCAAAGACGAGAATGCTTTCCAACAGTACGCCATTGCCCGTCGTGAACTCGACCTTCGCAAGAAGGCTGGGTACTCTGGCTTCGGTTACAAGAATCCTGTGACTGGTAAAACTTTCACCGACGCAGAACTTGAAAAGATTGTCAGAGATGCTCCGACGCACTTCAAGGAAGTGGCGGATGAGTTTCAAGCATTCAACAAGGGCATGGTTCAGTTCTCCATCAACAGCGGTCTTATCCCGCAGGAGTTGGGTGAACGGTTCATGTCCATGTTCTACACCCCGTTCTATCGTGCCCAAGAACAGGCGGATCCAAATGGAACTTTGCATCCAGCTATCACGAAGGCAATCGATAACCCACGAAATATCAACGCGTTCAACCAAGCAATCACTGCTGGTGGCGCTATTGAGCAGGGATTCTACGACAACACTCTTCGTAACTACAGCACGATTGTTGCCGCAGCACTGAAGAACATTGCGTACAATGCTGTTGCAGATGCTGCTATCAAGTACGGTGATCCAAGCATTGCGCAAAAGGTTGGCATGCCAGGCAAAGATGGCGTGATCACATATCGTGTAAACGGTGGCGATCAGTACCTGAAGATCAACGACATTCCAATGTTCCAGGCCTTGGCTTCATTGTCTCCGAAACAACTCGGAGCTGCTACTGAAGCTGCGTCCAAGGTTGCAAACGTACTCCGCACAGGTGTTACGATTGCGCCTCCGTTCCAGATTGCAAACTTGTGGCGTGGTATCATTGATACCTATGTCAAGACAGGTATGCCTATCACGGATCTAATCGCTGGGACATTTAAGAACTTCCGCGAAGTCTACCGCAAAGGTCCGTCGTATCAGGCGATCCTTGCAGCGACAGGCTTCGGTGGTTACGGATACGGCGCAGGTTTCCGCGATCAGGCGGAGTATATGCGTCGTGCATACACAGGCGCAGATATCTCAAAGCCTTGGGGTCTTGTGATGAAAGGCCTCGACAAGCTGGAGCATATCGGTGAAGCAACCGAAATGGCTTCCCGTGTTGCGTACTACGATTATCTCGTTAACAAAAAGGGAATGAATCCGACAACAGCGGCGTATGAAGCAGTGAACCTTACGAACTTCAATCGCTCTGGTGCAGGTGGCGGTGTTATCGGTAATACATTGATGCATCTTATTCCAATGGTTCCGTTCTTAAACGCTCGCGTCCAAGGTCTGTATCGTTTGATTGAAAAGGGAACTGCCGGTGCGCCGGAATTGTGGCTTGCAAAGGGTACAATCGGTATTCCAAAAGCCCTTGTGTTGCGCGGTCTTCAATTGACTGCAATCGAACTCGCCATCAACATGATCTATGGCGACGATGATTGGTACAAGAAGCTCTCCGTCGAAGATAAGGTTGCCAACAACTACTTTAAATTTGGAGACACTGTTATCGCTGCCCCTCGTGCATTCGAAATTGGTTCAGTCTTCGGTGCTATCCCCGCTCTTATGATGGATTCCATTCGTGAGAAGGAGGGCTCGCAGTTCACTGACGGGTTCACCCAGATCCTGTCTTCAACATTCATGTTCAACCTAATACCTCAGGCTGTGAAACCGATTGCCGAAGTGATGGTGAACAAGGACATGTTTACCTGGCAGGACATTGAGACCATTGCAGACAAGCGTCGTCCTAGCGGCGAACGCGCTGATGAGAATACAACAGAAGTGGCGAAAGCCCTTTCCGCTGTTACTCCTTTCTCTCCGAAGCAGGTTGATGTTCTTCTCCGTGGCTATTTCGGAACCATGGGATCTGTGTTTGCCTCTATGGTTGATGGTCTTTTCTCCGGCGCGGGAACACGTCCTACCGGATACTTCGGAGATCCGACATCGGCGACAGGTATTGCGGCAAACGTCACGGGTCTTAGCCGCTTTGTGAAAGATCCGGAACTGATGCGCAACCGTTACGTCAAAGACTTCTACGACATGAAGTCTTCTGTGACGCAGGTTGTCACATCGATTGATGATGCCGGTGTTCAGAATAACTTCGAGTCGTTGAAGGAAAAACTGAAGGACGATCCTGCTGCGCAGGGTGTCTATAAGGTATTGAACAATGCCGAGAATAAAATTACAGAGATTAACAAGCAGATGAAGTCTATTCGTCTGAATCCAAATCTTTCCGGAGACGAGAAGTCAAACCGATTGACCGCTCTTCGGAATTTGAAAAACCAAACAGCTGAACAGGCATTCAAGTTTGGTAAACAATACGGATATGATTAATGAAACAGTTTGACGCTCGCTCTGAGAGCCGCCTCGTTGGCGTACACGATGACCTTGTTGAAGTAGCAAAGACTGCTTTGCAACTATCGCCCGTTCCGTTTATTGTCACTGAAGGGCTGCGCACACTTGAGCGCCAGAAGCAATTGCTTGCGGCTGGCGCATCAAAGACATTGAAGTCACGTCATCTGACAGGGCACGCCATTGATGTGGCCGCATATATCGATGCCGACGGCGACAACATGAAGGATCCAAACGAGGCTGTCCGTTGGGATTGGCCTCTGTTCTTCCAGATTGCAGATGCCTTCCGCAAAGCTGCGGAAGACCTTGATGTTCCGGTGGAATGGGGTGGTCACTGGCGTTTGCTCAATGGCAATGGACAGGTGGTAGAGGGCGATCTAGCGAAGTTCGCAGATGGCCCACACTTTCAATTGCCTTGGCGTGAATACGCGTCCTAAATGATCCACTCCTTGTAACCTTCCTTCAGCACTGTCGAGGCAATATCAATCTTGCTTCGCAGTGCATGGAGGATCTTTTCGTCAACCGTACCTTCGGTGACGATGTCGATGTACGTCACATTGTTCTTCTGACCGATACGATGTGCGCGATCTTCACTCTGCAAACGAACTTCAAGATCGTAGCTGTTGGAATAATAGATCACGGTGTGTGCTTCCGTGAGTGTCAGACCATAGCCACCTGTCCGAGGTTGACCGACAAAGAAACGTAACGGGTTCTCAGGATCTTGGAAGTCCGTTACGATCTGCTGTCTGTCATCTGCCTTTGTATCACCATAGTACATACGCACGGTTCCTTCACCGTACTTCTTTTGCAAAGCTTCGGCGATGGCTTGGATGTCATGGGTATAGGTGGCCCAGATAATAACCTTGCCATCTACCTCTTCCAATGCTTCCATCAATTCGTTAAGCTTCTCTGACGGAAGGAGTTGTATATGACCATCATCAGTTTTGACGAAACCGGAACAGACTTGTTGGAGTCTCAGGATCTGAGTAAGTGCATTTGCCGCAGTAACAACCCCTTGATCGAGGACGGCAAGTGCGATTGCTTTGAGTTGCTCGTAGACCCGCCTCTGTTCAGGGGTGAGTTCTACCACACGCTTGATGTAGATTTTTTCGGGGAGATCGAGACAATCTTTCTTGAGGATACGATAACTAAACCCATCAAGCTTTTCGGTGAGTTCGTCGAGGTTCTGGTAGCCAACAACCTGATTGAAGGAGTGGCTGCCGACAGATCGTCTCCAGATCTTACAGTACCGTGCTTGGAAAGTGAAGAACGAGCCAAAGCCGAGAAGATCAGGGCTGAGATACTCGCACTGGGAGAATAGATCCATTGGGGTCTTGGTGATTGGAGAACCCGTGGCAATACGGCGATACCGTGCCTGAGTTCCCGCCTTCACGATGTTCTTTGTCCTCTTCGCACCACGATTCTTGATCGTCGTGCTTTCGTCAATTGCCATGAAGCATGTCTTGCGGGACAAGAACTTCATTGCAAACTGTACGCCTTTGTCTGTCGAGAATGCTTCGACATTCATGACGAGGATCTTTAGGTTGTCGTCATCCTTGAACGCAATGTCGAGATGCTCAAGCTGTTTCTTTGTGTGATTCGGAGACCACACAATGATGTCTGCAACAATGTGGTCAGGGAGATGCTGCGGGATCTCCTTCTTCTGCCAGTTCTTGTAGACACCTTTAGGTGCAACAACGAGAACCGAATCGATCTTCCCTTGGTCGTACAAGATAGAGAAGTTGTCGATAAGGATCTTTGATTTGCCAGTGCCCATCTCACAGAAGAGTGCGTATTCATCTCGGTCAAAACATTTCTCTAGTGCCGTAAGCTGATGCGCATACGGTGTGTGTTTAAACTTATATCTGATCATTGTCCTCTGCCCTTTCTTACGGCAACATTACCAACCTGTTTTAAGGTTTCCCCAGTTTGGCCCAAACTCAGCGTCCACTACAGATGGAACATGCAACTGGACGCATTCCTGCATGATCTTTTCTACCTTGTCTGCTGTCTCTTTATCAGGAACAGACATTGCCAATTCATCGTGGATCTGGATGAGCGGAAGAAGTCCTTCCTTGTGCAGCTCAACCATAGCCCTCTTCGTTTGATCCGCAGCACTGCCTTGGATGACACGGTTCAAAGCCTTGTAAGTGAACGCAACCTTGATGTTGTTCTCACCATATTCTTCAGCGGCCTTTGTTCTTTCGTATGGAGTACGAGAAGATATGCCATCAGGAAAACCCTTTGGTTCCCAAAGTGGGAACCGACAACGACGATGCATGATCGTGCGCACGTAATACGGAGAACTGCTTGCCTTGTTCATGCACATGTTGCTCAGCTCACGTAAGAACGGAACCTTTGCGTGATAAAGCTTGGACACATCCTTTGCTTCGTCGACCGAGATGCCGAGCTGATGCGATAGTTTGTTCACGCCCATGCCGTAGATCAGACCGAGACCGATTGTCTTGGCTTCCTTACGCGACACGCCCATCATGTCAGCGGCCATCTGGTGGAAGTCAGTACGCGGGTCTTCGTTGAATGCTTCGACGAATGGCTGTGATCCATAGAGGCCGAGGCCATGCGCATAGTGGATAACAAGACGTGGTTCCTGTGACGAATAGTCGAACGATCCCCAACGCTCGCCGTCTTCCGGCAAAAACAGTGAACGAATCATTCCAGAGATGTTCTCATCACGCGATGGAATCTGCTGAAGATTCGGGCTTGAATAGCTGAAGCGTCCGGTAACAGTGCCACCATCATCGCTACGAAGCGAATGGATTTCAGGGTGCAACCGACCATTGTGCTGATGTCGCAAGATTGTTTCGATGAACGTCGAGTGAGCCTTGTTCAACTCACGAGCCTTCACAATAGACTGCGCCATCGGGTGGGCATGGGTACGCAAGAAGTCTTTTGTGAAACTCGGTGCACCCTTTGTTGTACGCGGATATTCCAGACCAACCTTGTCGAAAGCCTTGGCAACAGATGCCGCAGCCCAGATATCTACGTCTACACCGTAATCTTTTTTGACTGCGGAGAGGATGGTTTTCTCCTGCTTTGTCAAAGACTTACCGGCATTCTCTGCGGCTTCAAGATCGATCCGAACGCCACGGCTCCGCATCTCGATGGTGATCTTGAGGACATCTAACTCCATGTTGAAGATGTCTTCGAGACCATCATTCTCGATCATGCCTCTGAAGTGGTGCCACAAGCGAAGCGTCAATGCCGCGTCCTGCTCAGCATACTTGCCGACATACATAGCAGGGAGCTTGTGCAACTCTGCCTTTGGATCAAGACCGAATTCCTTCGCCGCATCACGAAGCATGCGCTCGTCCTTGCGCTCGAAGAGATAATCCTTACCGAGATTGTTGAGCGAGTAACTGAAGCGGTTCTCGTCGATCAAAGGAGCGGCAACCATCGTATCAATGATGCGACCCTTTACATCGATGCCTTCTGCACGCAACCAACCCACGTCGTATGATGCGTTGTGAAATACGTACACAGCGTCAGGGTTCGAGCAAAGATCCTTCATGTAGTTGATGACCATGCTCTTCGGGAGATTGTCACCGATCCCATGACGGATTGGAAGGTAGGTCGACAGACCATCGACAGCGATAGCAAAGCCCACGACATGACCGTTCTTTGTCGGCCATCCACTGCCCTTTGTCTTAAGATCTGGGTCGAATGTTTCTAGGTCGATGCAGATTGTCGTTGCTCCGGACAGATCTGGAATCTCTGTTGGCATCACCCATTCTGTTTCCGGCGGCTTCACGAACCAATTCATTTCTAGTTACCTTCATAAACTGACCGCATCCGCAGATGGGCCATCCGTTTGACAATTTCTGAGTCGTTGTTTCTAGGGCTTCTTTCTTGCACTCGCATACTGCGGTTATCATGCGTTCCCTGCCGGAGTACTGAAGTGTAGAAACATAGAGTCGAAGATCTCGCTACATAGTCTCATGAACTCAGTCTTCTCTACCTCGTTGTACAGGGCGATGTCCACCGCGCCACGGAGAAAAGAAAGGGCAATGATGATATCGAGTTCATCTTCTTCAATGATATCTTCGAACTCGTCTTCAACATGGGTCGAGACGCGATCAACCATGGAACGAATAAGAACATTCATCAGAGACTGAATCTTCATCTGAGCATGTATCCGTTCTTCCGTCATCTCTTCTGGCATCTCGGTCATAGCTTGAACCCCGCAGTAAACATTGGATGGACAAGGTGAAGGTTCTGCTTCGCCCTCGTTAGACCGACATAGAATACACGCTTTTCATCATCAGCGTGATGCTTTTCTTGCATCGCCTTTGCCGGAGGAGAATAGTCCGTAAGCAGAAGAACATTATCTGCTTCGGCCCCCTTTGCTCCATGGATAGTGGATATGTGGATGCGGGGTTTTCCACCTATCTTTTCGCCCTTCTTGATACAGGCTTCAAGATACTGCTTGTATTCTACAGGAATACGACGGAGGCCCGTTGACCATGGCTCGTCATGCAAGAGACCGAACTCCTGCTTTAAATCGTTGATGTTGAGAAGCCTGTCTTCGTCTACATTCGGGATAGTCTTGAAGCCGTGCGCTACCTGAGATCGAAGCTCCATGTACTTGTACGCAATGCGTACATCCTGAGCGATCCGCGATCCGCCTGCACGGAGATCTTCCCAGATCTCGATGGCCTGCATGACATCGGATACCGCACTTCCTGTGAGCTTGCTCGTGTACAAATGTCCTTTGACCTTTACCTCTTCCTCAAGGTGCTTGACCATCTGCTTTGTGCGAGCGAGCAGAAGCCATGATCCTTCAGTAAGATCGACGGAGATGCTGTCTGGATGCCACACCACAGAACCATTCTCTTCACGCGCACGAAACTCTTTCGGGCGACGAGATGATACGCGGTTGATTAACTGCTGTGAGATCTGGTGATGCGTCTGCGGGATACGATAGCTCTGATCCAAGACCTGAATCTTACCGTCGAGACGGATAAAGTATTCCACATCAGCACCTGCCCAACGATAGATAGCCTGATCGTCATCACCTGCGATGTATGTTTCCTTTGATGCCTTCTCGATGAGATCTGCCATCTTCCACTGAAGCGGGGAAAGATCCTGTGCCTCGTCGATGAATGCCACGTCGAGTGATGGTGCGAGATCGTGAGCAACAAACTGTTCGAGCATGTCGGTGTAGTCGAAGAGATTCTTCGATGCCTTGAACTTCTTGAGGGCGCGATCAACCATCTCGATCATCGACCAATCCACGCGCTTGTGTGCGCCAGACCGGAGGTACGCATCCTTCAACGGGATGCAACAGATACGAGCCATGTCTATGACTTCAAGATACTTGTCACCGAGACCGAAGTCTACGAACGGCCCTTCCTCAACCTCGAACCCATGAAATGGCGGGATCTTCAGCCACTCTGAAACCTCATCGTAATGCATGCGCGTCATGATGTTGCGCGGTGAGATCTGCATCTGACGAAAGGCAAGACTGTGCAGTGTGCGAAAGTACGGGAACTGCTTCGCGTCTTTCTTAAAACGAGTTGCCGCACGAGTGATTGCCTCGTGCGCCGCACGACGAGAGAAGGCGAAGTAACCAATACGATCTGGCGGAACACCGGATTCAAGATAACCTTCGACTAATGTCAAAAGCTTTGTTGTCTTGCCCGTGCCTGGGGGGCCAAGGATAATGTGCATTAGAGCAGATCCTCGCCACGCATTGCAGGGAAGTCACGCTTCTGTGTAACCACGTTCTCTCCGAAGTATTCTTCTGGGACGCTCCACACATGCACACCTTTGCCACGGATATTCCAGAACGACTTGTCTGCTCCGTCGATCTCTTTGAGAATGAGACCGATCTTGTTTGAAGTGTATGTTGTGAAACCATTAACGGAGAGATGCTTCTTGAGATCCTTGATCTGAAAGAAGACACGGCGATCTGTCCACACGGCAATGCCTTGCAGGATTTCCTGACGCTCGTTACCGCGAGCGCGATCACAGCAGAACGATGTAAAGAGATCTTCGAACTCACCGCGAGTGGTTGTGTCTGGCGGAACCTCGACAACCGTAGCAGATGCAAGCAGTGCAGACACACGGCGTTGCCATGCAGGTGCGCTCATCATCGGCGGGAACTTATTGATCTGTGAGATGCATGCCTTCTGGAAGAAGGTCTGTGAGTGAAGGGCATCAGTGCTGAGTTCAAGACGTTCTCCGTCCACAGTCATGATCCAGATTGGCGGATCACCATTGATCTTTGTCAGTGAACCAATGTCCACTGTTGCATTGCCCTCACCGACACCGAACTTGCGGGTCTTGCAGATTTCCTTGTTGCAGAACGAAGCGATAGGCTGATCGTTGCACTTATAGAAATACTCTTTCTTCTTAAGCTGTTTAATAACAACATCGACTTCGCGCAGGGCGAGAGGAGGAATGACCATCTTGTCATTCATAGTTCTGACTTGATCTTCCCAACCTTCTGGGTTCGCTTGACGCGCATACACACCGAGATTGAAAAGAGCATTGTTACGACTGCCTTCACCAAAGCCCTGCGATGCAAGGTGCTGTAGGCAAGGCGGGCCTTCCGGCAAAGTCTGATCGTGAGTATCATCGCGTGTCTTAATTGCGAAGAACTCTTCCGGTGTCAGGATCTTTGACTTGGCAAAATCGACGAACTCAGATGCGCTGAGACTGGCTCCGGTTCCATCGAATCCATAGCGTGTGCTTCGCCCACTTGCGAAGTATGGCATGTTGAGGAAGTTGCCTGTGTCCCCCCGCTCAAGAAGGATAGACGACTGCTTCGGGAAAATCTCGCAGTTTCCGTAGCCGAGGAAAGATGCCACAGATCCGAGCTTCGCCATAGCATCCCCCGCAGGGATGGACTGCGATAAGAAAAAGTATAGATGTCCACCTCCGGACTTAGAGCGACAGAGTACACCATTGATATTGAGTAGCTGAAGTTTCCGTGCGAGAGCGGCATGGTCAAGACTGTAGACATCGACATCGATGGCGCACCACCGGACGTTGTTCTGGCTTGTGATTGGAATAATGCCGAGGCCAGTCTTGCCATCGAGATGACTGCGCCAATGATCAATTGTCGTAGCCTCGCGAATGACGCGAGCAGTCCCCTGCCGTTTGCCATCTGTCACTCTTTCGGCATTGATCTCGAACGTGCCGTGAGCAATGTCGCTCCCCACGAAGAGGTCAAAAAATTCTTGGCTAAGATCCACGATTAGGCTCCAGATGTGGGGGAGGTACATAGCCTCCCCCGTCCCTGATAATTAGAACACGTCAGTGTGCGAAGGCTGTGAAGAAGAATGTTCTTCGTGATCTTCACGAACCACAACATCACCTGCACTAATCGACTTCATGAACATCGCACCCATCTGGAAGATGTGCGCTTCGCTTTCTTCAAGAGGCCCGATCTTCTGGACTTCCCAACCGTACCATGAACCCTTGTCGTTCTGCTGTGGCACAGTGACCATCCGATACTTGTTGTAGAACATCGGGTAGGTGAGAAGGTTTCCTGTCGAGCTACGGAAAGTCTGGCTCTCCATAACCGTCAGCCACTTCTTTGCCTTGGTAACCTGCGAGCTTGACATCGCAACCATGCAACGATGTGGGCCTTCCTCTGTGAGAAGAAGCACAAAGAACTGGTACGTGTTGACGAGATAGTTTCCATTTGGAAGAACATCATTGCCGCGATCATCGCGACGTGTTGACTTCACGATGGCATCATCAGCACGATGGCTTCCGACAAAACCTCCGCCCTTTTCACGAGGCTTCCATTCAAGATAGCGATGTTGGAAGTAGCACGGAACAACCGTGATACCATCGGCACCCTTGAGGGCTGTGTTCGAGACCGTGTGATAGATGTCACCTGCCTCTGCGCCCTGAACGTATGCGCCATCGCGCTTGTTCACTTGCGGTGAGAGCTGAGCAAGAATGCGAAGGAACGGAATCGCGAGATCCGTAGCCTTAACTTCTTGCATGCCCGCACCCGCGAACTGTTCAAGATCCATTCCACCAATCATAGCAACCGCACCTGATGTGGGTTGCGATACTGCAACAGCATTCTTAGCCATTTACTTTCTCCGGACTTTCGCTTTTTCGCCAATGTACAAACCGAACAATTCGGTAGGGATGTTTGTTCCCTGCTCAACCTGTTCCTTTGCAAAAGCCTTGAGCGTCATTGGCTCGACCCACTGCTTCTGCGCTACTGCATAACCCTCATCGGAAAGCTTCCCGATAAGATCTTTCGCTCTGTTATCTTCAGCCCGACCAAACGTAGCTGACACAACATTCTTTACCAGATCACCGTGACCATTCAGGCGAAGCCAATCGAAGGCCTCTTCTGTTTTGTCTTTGGGGATCGAGACATTATAGAAGTTGGCGACAGATACAATACTGCCGTCATCCATCTTTACTTCTTTCATGCCCATCTCATGTAGGGCCATTGGAAGATCTTGCTCCGCTACCGTGCGGAGGTTTTCTTTTGCCGCCTTGAGTTCTTCTTCAAGATCCTCGACGCGCTTCTCAAGAGTAAGCTGTTTGCGTACAAGTGCTGACACGCGAGACAACCCAGTCTCATTCATCTTCGCAACATCGGTTGCGTATTCTTCTAGGCTGTTAAGTAAGGACACTTTCTACTCCTTTCCGTATAGACTGACCTGAATGGGATAATATCTGTTATCAATTCTGTCCCACTTCAGAACCTTAAACTTACCTCTGTTGGCTGCTGCCGCAAGAGCGCAAGCTATTCCAATGCAGACCGGATCTCCGGCAAGCACCAAGAAATCCTCATCTGTAAACTTCGCAAGCTTTCTCTGCATACGCCTTACTGTCGGCATTGCAGATAGACTGATCTGATCTTTTGCAGGAATGATGACATCGAGATCACCGAACTCTAAAGCATCGGATAGATCTCTGCCTCTCATTTCCTGTGTTATGTATACCGTCACGGCTTTCTTTCTCCGTATGAAGACGCAAGCTAGGAGGCTGTGTCTTTCTTGTCAAGATCACAATCGTTTGATTGCAGTATTTATTGCATCAAGTACAGCCTGATTAGGCTCGTCACAATGCCGGAGAATCATTCGGATCTCGATCATGGTGTTGTACACCATAGAGACATAGTTCTTATAGTTCTGAACTTCTTTCTCCAACCGAGCGATCTCTCTACGAAGTTCAATGATATGGTCTATGGTTACAGGATCAGCTTGTCTTTCCATCGTCCTCGATCCCCCTCTGTCTGAGATAGTCACGAAACAAGAAGGTTGTAATCGCTTGGATACAGTATGCTTCCTGCTCTTCGCCTGGCTTTGTTTCGCCAATGTATTCGCAATGATACTGCCAAACATGCACGGCTTCATGCACCAGTAGCCCGATCACATCTGCCGCTTCCATATCATTGTAGATAGGCATGCACACAATGCATAACGAATCATTGTTATGCTTGAAGCTATGCGTCATGGCGAGGGCTCCATCGTCTAGGAAGAGGTCATCCTTCTGCCCAGTCTTCTTTAGAACCCTCTTGAACTGTTGTTCGTTCGTACAAAGAATCAGTTGCGATCCTTCGATCCACGTCCGTGTAAGGTAACGAGGTGTTGCCCTTTTCTTTTTTGGGCCAGTACCAGTCGCAGAGGGTAGGACTTGCTGTTCCATCTCGCCAATATGGTTCGTCAATGAACCATCCCTGATTGTCACTTGGTTTCGTTCCGCTCTTCGGGGACATCACGCACTTGTGTGCCAAAGAACATGTTTCTCCTGAACACATCATACTCAGTGCCATACAGATATTCCTTTCTGATCCGCAGACTTACCATGACCAAGGACAAAGCAACGGGTAAAAGCACGAGGATCCCTATGAGTTGTTCCATTTCACAGCCTTTCTTAGTAGTTCTGCGTACCCCGCAATGTCGTCCGAGTGATCGTCAAAGAAGGGGTTACCAGAAAGTAACCTTCCTATTTTGTTACCGATCATGTCAAGGGCTTCTTGCATGCGGGGGTCTATGGCCTCCCAGTTTGGGGCTTGCCGCATAGCTGCCTTGATGCTCTGCGCCACGGTTGAAACCTCAAGGAAGTCACCATGAGTTGTCTCACGTTCGTTGAGCAATTCGTTTGTCTTCTTCATTACCGTTTACTCTTTCTTAAAGTACCAAGCCCATATGCCACTGACGTATGATCCATCTTGCACCATGCGGCGATCTGATTCGCATTCATGTTCAAGTAAGTCTGAAGTTCCCTGAAGATCTCCCACTTTACCTTGACTGTTTCCGGTGTCCTAGCATTGCGATTGGTGACGGGATCCTTGCCGAACAATTCTTCCCAACTGAAATCAGACTCCTCCAATATCGGGAGAACCAGAAGCTTCATTCGCTTTGGCAAATCTTCCGCACCCTTGAGAAGAGCCTCGCGATAGCTAATGCCCTCCTTAAGAATGGTTGACTTGCGAAGATAGCCCCGCATCACGGGGTCTTTTAAGATTTTTGTTTTCGTAAGATCCCCATTTTGTATCTGGGTAATCAAACTTTGAGTCACCACCTCTTCCTTACGGGCAACGACTTCTTCCTTACGGGCAACGACTTCTTCCGTCTTCGGGATGACAACTGCCTTTTGACCACCGCCATTTAACCGTTTACGAATCTCTTTGTAGTTCTCAACAAACGAGAGATCAGTCACCAACCATCTCCTTAATCTTTGCTCTGGCTTTTGCATCAATCTCATACCCGAACAGTGGTCGAGCCTCGATCTCGATGCCGTACTTCTTGAGGATCTTCCGAGTGCGATAGATCATCATACGCACATAGGTCTTGTCGTGGTCTTGTGTGTGACCGTGACTATCAGCGATGGCGATCAAGGAATTGTACCCGACAATCGGAAACAGATAGAGAGCCTTGATCACTGCCGCCAATTGCTTGGGAGCCTTGAACGCCGTAGAGAATCGATGATCATCGTTCCCAGTGTCGAAGATTGATTTGTAGTTCAGAAGTTCTTCACGAAGCTTCTGTATTTCCTGTTGTTGATTCATCGTTATTCTCTGCCAATTCTACGCCAAAGCTCTGCACCTGTACCGGATACCACTTGTCTTCTCCGGCGAAGCGGTATTCCAAACTCCACGACAGATTCTCACCTGTCTTCTCAACAAAAACTTGAACCGCTCGAATCTCCGCAATGGATTTGTCGAACATGTGTAACTGTGCGCCACCCTCTGTCATGCTAACTCCTTCAGGGACTTATCGATGTTGTCAGAAATCTTTCCCGCTTCTTCATACGTATCGTATGTTCCAACGTGGATATCATATCGACGCAAAGTCAGTGCTACTTCGTACTGAAACTCCGTGTCGTCATCTTCTTTGAGTACAAGATTGATGATAGCTTCCATCTCACGGTCGCGTCCTGCGATCTTGTTGCCAACATAAACAAATGGCTCCCCAAGATTACGCCGCACACGCTTGATGCTAACCCCAGAAATCACGTTCCATAGCGTCCTCAAGGGCTCGCTCAACCAGAACGCCAGACTCTTTGTCGTTAAGAAAATCTGCAATGCGAATGATTTCACTTGGATCAATCTTTGCTTCATTACCTTCATCATTGAATGCCTCCTCGACCATTAGGTCTGCAATGTTGATGCTTTCTACTGACCAACCTTCATCTTTACTGTAGCACTCGGCTTCGTAACGAATGGTGGCAGTACCACTTACGCTTATGAATCTAGGCTCTTCGATATAAAAATCAAAGAGGTAATCGAACTCACCACTAATAACCTTTGTCATCTGTCCTTGCCCTTTCTACGGTAAAGATTAGATCAAGTGTTTCTTCTCGTCAACCTGCTTTAGGTTTATCCGAACCAATTACTTCTTCGTACACCTCATTCAATTCCTTGTCGTCCATGGAACTGAATATGATGTTAAGTAGAGAGCGAATGATGCCGAGCCACTGATGTGTTTCAATTTTGATGACATTGTTAATGCCAGACGAAACAAGATCCTTTATCTTCTGCTCTCTGTTCATGTGTCACCTGAGTAGCGCATAACCTTTCTACCATACGCAGAACAATGCGGCTTGGCATTGATCCCCGTGTTGTAGAGAGTGACACCGTTACATCCTGTTCCGCCTCTGTCTACCGCTTTCTTCAGGTAGCGTACACCCGCCTCAATCTCTTCGTAACAACTTCGAGGGGGCCATTGCATACCAACCTCTTTCACTGCGCCACGAGACACCTGAAGTATACCTCGGTGTGGGCCATTCCTAGCACCACATCGTTTCGTACTCTCGACCATTGCTACCGCATGTACAATCTTGCGCGATAGTCCGTGTCGATCCGCTGCATCATTCAACATCTGATCCACTGGATCACCCGCCAGTGCGGGAAAAGCGAATGCCACTGCGATGATTGCCAAAGCCCTCATCCTCATGTCCTTCTGCCGTTTCGGGGGTGGCAGTATCATGGACACCACCACCCAAGTCAATCAAAAGAAATGGATCAGGTTGTAAAGCGTTGAAAACACTAGACAAATCACCGCTATACCAAGTCCGAATCCAACTACACCCATGAAGAGTGGAAGCCCCAACTCAATGAATGCATCTTCCGCCTGTTCTTTAATTCGCTTCATCATTTCTTTTCTTCCTTCGTGCGTTTTCCCTTCATGATTATAACGGGAAGCCAGTGATCATTTTTAAATTGCCGTACAGATTTTGCGATAGGTAGGCTCAAACTTAACCCGTCAATCGCATAGATAAGAGCGGATGCTCGCTTGAAGTGTATCTTCTCGGACTCAAAAAGATTCTTGACTACCTCTGCCGCTTCTTCTTGCATGTCGCACCAGTAAATAATCGTCGGATGGCTTGGCGCACATACTGCCATCTCCCCTCCCTTAAACTGCGGGAACCTATTGGTAAGCTCGGCAAAACTTACGTGGTTCTGTGTCTCTATGTAGTCCATAACTGCGTCTTGCAAAGTCATTCTCGATCTCCTTTCAATTGATCTCTGACTTCTGACCTTTGTCTCTTCCAGAATCTCCGCTTTATCTTGCGGATCTGTCCGGCCTTCTTGTGGAAGAAGCGTCTTGCACGAGTAAGATAGTCGTACTCGTCACCGTTCTTCATCTTCTCCTTGTGCCCCATCATCGCCCAACTCCACGAATACTGGTGTGCCTTTACCAACCCACGCATTCACAACATTGTATTCCATGTACTCAACAGCTTCTTCCATGGTCATGCCGTCTCGATCACATAGGATCTCAATACATCTGTCGTAGTCATAAACCGAAAGCTCTTGGTTGAACTGCCTACCGACACCGAGGAAGGCGAGTTCGAATCCATTTGCCGTAAGTCTGCTTGCCATCTGACCTTTGTCCCTTGTAGTATGTCTGTGCGGGGCGGTTGATTTCTACTGCTTCTCAACCTTGGATCGACCGTAGCAGAGCAGTGTCAGGAAGATCACCCGCTTAATCCCTGAACTGGCACGTCATGTTTTGAGAAGTCTTCTTGCCACCAATGTCTGTGGCAACAATGGCTTTATCCGTCAGCACATTATAGCCAATCAAGATCACACCGTTGTCGAGCGGAATCTTGAGGAACAGGACTGGCTCTTCGAATTCACCAAAGCCTTCCAAGAACTTCCCGCCATTGATCTGCACGAGAACTTCACCTGTGTTGTCGCCCTTCGACACAACATCGATGTATTCTTTCGTCTCTGTTCTACATAAGAACGATGTCTGCACAGCAAACGCCTGTGTGCTTGTGAGAAGGAGTGCCGCCGTCAATAAGTGCTTCATTTCCCCTACTCCCGCAACATTTTTGAGGCTTCCTTTGCCTCGTCTAAAGTCAGGAACTTTACCAATGCTGTTGCTTGTTCCAGTGTCAGAGGAGATTCCAACGTATCGCCTGTGTCATAATCAACTGGGCCAAGCAGTAATGATTTGTTGCACAGTGGTTGCGGGTATCCTTCGATCATGAAGAAGTGACGCTCTGGTGCAAACAAACCTTCGTCATCAACATACAAAGAAAACTTGTCAGTCCCTGCAATGTCGAATGATTGGCAACCAAGAATCCCTGCGATGTCTTTCCAGTTATCGCTGTAGTCAAAGGCCTCAACCGTCCTTGCCTTCGGATCAATTACATAAGCTTGCATCACAGGGTCTCCACCAAACGCTTTGCATTACGGATATCACGCTTAACAAATGAGATGAGCTTCACAGCATTTGAATTGCGCGATTTGATTTCTTTCAACGACTGTTCCATCTGCACTGCATACATCTCCATGACCATCGAGATGAAAGCAAGATCAGATGAACTCAGCTTAACGTCGAATACCATGTGTCCTCTGTCATTTAACTGCATTTCTTTTCTCCAGATAAGCTTTGATTTCTTCCTGCATATCCCACCACAGTGCTTGGGCCCAGTCATTCCAGACCAATCGAGCTACTGCGTCACACTCTTCCTGATCCCTTGCATCTACCTCGCTCAGTCTACCCATAAGTTCGAAGACATGAGGCGTTAATCTCTTTGCGCTTTCCATCACAGACCCTTTCTCTCGGTCGATAGTCAAACGTATACTTATCGTTGACCTTTGTCCTCTGACATTTTTGCATGGCTGTTCAGCAAATTACGCAGACGTTCGATCTCAGCAATCGTTTCTTCAAGCACGATCTTCTGACCGCCTGTTGCCCAATGCTTCCAGTTCTTTAGCTTTTGTACGATGTCCATCACGCAACCCCTATCAATACCAACGGAGCTTCTGTCTCGATCCAAAGCTTTGCACCGCAAGGCCTAGGTTTGTCTGGTCGATAGACCATTCTGGACGGGCCATTGATCACAACCTCCATGCAGTATGTCACCTGACCTTTGTCCTCTACACGGCAGACAGGATCTTGCTTGCCGTGCTTCGCGTTTGCTTGGATGATGTTCCGGTTGATGTGTATGATCTTCATTCATCCCCCTTTAGTGCGGCACGGGATTGCCACAGGGCTACTTCTTTAGCCATGATATATGCACGGGCATTCGCCTCTTCTACCTCACGGCGCAACCGCTCAATCTCGTCTGCGGCAATCTCCAATCGTTCGTCGCTGTAATCTCCGCGCAACCGTTCAACAATATCCATTACAAACCTTCTCCCTCTTCACAGTCAATCTCGACCTTCACGCAAGCGATGCGGTTGCCACCCCTAAAGTCTGCATCACGTTTATTTGGAAAAACAGCAGATGGAACTATTGTTGGGAAGATATTTATCCAAATAGTCCGCTTGATGCGCGGCTTTACTTCGACAAGATAAAAACCTTTGTCGGATGGATGCCAGCTTCCGTCTTTTTGCCACTGCAACGGCATCCACCCTTCATCATTTTTCAACGCCCCATGAACGGGAAAGTTAGTATATCCATCCGTCGCGTAAATACGAACTTCACGGCCATCGCGGGTGCGATACTGTTTGTCTTTGCTGATCATCACTCATCTCCCTTTAGTGCGGCACGGGCCTCTGCACGATCTACTTCATCGCCGTCATCCAACAAATTCCAAATGATGCGGCGCAACCG